GGCAATCCACAGAACAAGACTATTGGGTTAACTTTTTAGGCAAACAAGCCGCAATTGAATTATTAACATTTGGCAGACCTACTGTGGAAACTATGAGTAAGATGGTCAAGCTACCCGAAGACTTATACATTAAGTCCACACAAATTTGTGTTAAATTAGCAAATGCAATTAAAGTTGCCACAGTCAACGCTGAATTGGAAATTGGAATTTCGGCTCCAGAGCCAACTCAAACTGAATCTAACTCTAAAGAACAAGCCCCATCTAAGAAATTATTATTAAAGAAAATTAAATGACAAACAAATATTCTGAAATAAAGTTGGCAATATGTATACCAGCCAGGGACCAGATGCACACTGCGACTAGCTTTTGCTTGTACAATCTTGCTAGTATATTAGCTGAATTAGAAATTGATAATAAACTTTTTATAAGTCCAGGAACTTTAATTGTAAATCAGCGTTACGAGTTAGTTAAGTCAGCACAAGAATGGGAAGCAACTCATGTTATGTTTATTGACAGTGACATGGAATTTGAACCATATCATGTAATTAATTTATTAGATTTTGATGAGGACATTGTGGGTGCCGCTTATAGCAAACGTGTCGCTCCGTTTATCACAACAGCATGGACAGAAATCGACGCTTGGGATACGCATATACGATGCGATGAACAAACAGACAGTCACATCAAAGTGGCAGCAATGGGCCTAGGTTTTTGTTTAATCAAAACTCCAGTGTTTAAGAAAATTAAACAACCTTGGTTTGAAATAGGCTACTATGACGGTCACTACACAGGTGAAGACATTGAGTTTTTTAGAAAATGTATCAGCACGGATATTTGGCTTGATGTACAAACAACCTGCGAGTTAGGCCATCTTGGTACTAAGAGTTATAAAGTCGACGACGGTATTGAAGTAGACCTTGAAACTTGACCAGCCACTTGTTAAGTCTAATCAGATTATAATCTGCGGCCACAGTAACATCATCTTCCACAGATTTCTGAATTTCTAAATCTTTCTTAATAAGATCGATTAGAGAGTACAAAGTATTATCTGCCATTAAAGTTATTATTAGCGGGTGCTCGACTAATTCCATGTTAAGAAGATGCACAGTCTGCAAGTACCAACGTTCTGCGTAACTGACTTCCTGTTTGAACAAACTGTTCAACAAAGGATTGTCTAATCGACGATCCCAACAATGATATAAATCAACGCTTTTAAATCGTTGTAGTTTTATCTTTTTCGGGAATGGAATTATCTCTGCTGACATTCTTCTTATCAATCCAACTATAGAAGTTTTTAAATTTTTTAATTAGTCTGCTAGAACTAATCATTTGTCTTGCTTTTGGATGCAACGGGCTGGGTAAACTGTCTATGCTAGTCCATGCATAACCAGCATTCTCCCAATTAAGCTCGGGTATAAATTCTTTGTTAACTAACACTACAAAGGTATCATAGACAAAATCTTTACTTCGACTTTGATATCTGTGCAAAGGTATTATTTTTTTTATTTTAGTTAGATGAAGTTCTTCTTGTAACTCTCTGCGTAGTCCGTTGATTTCTGATTCCTCGGCTTCAACTTTACCGCCGGCAAACGTCCACGTGTTAGGATAGCTTTCTTGGGGACTGCGTAACACTGTCATAACTCTGCCTGAGTCTTCGCTGACTATAATAGCCCCAACACCTCTAAACTGTTTCAAAGATAAATTCTCCACCATCCGTTTTGATATGTGCCTTCGAACACACTAATCCACTGACCTGATCGCCACTCGTACAATATTCCAGTAGTTGTATTTAATACAATGGCACCAGTATTAGCAGATGAATTAAAACTTACAATCCAGTTACTGCCGTTGTATTGTATAATGTCATTGGCCTTGGCATCTGTTACACCCCAGAAATTATTATTAGGCACATCTTCTAATACTAGATAACGTTGCCCGGTTGCTGCCGCAGGCAAATTTCTTCCAGGAGCAACACGACTAGGATTAATGATTGCATTGATAGCCGCTAAACTAGCACTGGGCAAACTATCTTGATCAACATCTATCACAGCGACATTGGGATTATCTGCGTCTATTTCTGCCACAGTGGCAACAATGTCGTTGTTGGGGTCACTGGGATCACTGCCTCGTCGTAGACGCAGATTACTAATACCTAATCTTAAATCACCAAAAGGTGTTAATAACGTTTCCCATGCTAGTAAGTTACCGTCCTCGTCAGTGAGACCACCTGCTTTGTTTAACAGCGTAGCACGATCGCCTTCTATTCTGACCTGCAATTTTAAATTTTCAAATGTAACCACTACCCATTGTTTGTTTGGTATAGGATCATCTTCAATCCAATCCAATGGATCTTCTTCTTTTAATTTTTTAATTTCGTTTAATATTGTATGAATAAGAGTTTGACGTTTAACTTTAGCAGGAGGATTAATTAATATAGGAATGTTAAAATTTAATGCCGCAACATCGATGATGTCATCTGTGCCCTGAGGAACTTGACGCACACTCCATATAACGTTTACTAATTCAGTGTAGGTTAAGTTACTCCAGTCAAAAGGATTGCTGTTGGATTTTAGGTTAATACTGGGATTGAATAATACCAGTAATTGTTCTATTAATTGTAGCTTTTGATCTGTGTTACTAGTCCATATATCTACTTGTACTGTTAAGTCGTAGGGCACGGGCATATAGCGTTCTACTGTATACGTATTGCCCACTTCGCCTTCGATGTAATCTCCAGTTGTGGGATCAACTTTCTTTTCATAGACCTGCACTTTACTAACGTGTGTGGGATTACTTCTACGTTCTGCGCTGATTTGTAGATCAGTGACATAACAACTGATAAACGGTACTGTGTTAATCATGTTCTCACTTTGATTTTTTAAAACGTGAGCAGCCATACGATTGATGTCGCCGTAGCGCACAGGCACTTGAATATAACTTTCGTTGCCGTTTCTGTCCTTGCCAGTTTTAACTGAAAATCCTCCTAGTATACGCATAAACTGCGTTAGGTATTTTCTAATTTGTTCATCATAAAAATATTGTTGCATAATTAAAAATCTGATTTAGGTAATACTACTTGACTCAATGCTTGACGTTCTGGGAATTCTTGATTACCAACAACCGTGGTAGCAGTATTATTGATAAAGCCAGCGGCATTAAGAACTTTGTCTCTTAGGTCAACTGGTCCATTGTCAGTTTGCATACGTTGCCAACGTGTTCCACGATAAGCAAACAATGCCGCGGGCCTGTAGTCTGTGCGTAAAAAGAAATCTCCCTGCTTTGGAGTTAAAGGGAAACTTAGACCCGAGTCCAATGCTTCTCCGTGATTGTAAGTTGGATCAGCATCTGCTTGATAAGGCTTGGTTGTGTTTTGTAATATATTACTGCCATCATCTAAGATAGTGGGCGCAAGCTGTTCACCCCGAGCAATAATAGCTTTGGATATTTCCAGTTCTTTTTGATACGTGCTCAATGCATCTTTTAATGTGTCGACTCCATTGTCGGCAGGCTGTGATAAAATATCTTTGTATTCTTGAGCATCAGTCATAGGACTGGCCTTGATACGCCAAATGTGAGGATACCAAGTCTGACTAAAACCTTCTGCGGCACGACTAGCATCTTGAATAACGTAAAACTTATTGATAGCAGGTCTAGTTTCATCCAATAACAAATCATCGCGAATATGCGGTAGTTCTAGTACGTCTCCTGCCATGAGTTTGCGGCCCATACGGTCGATCATGTCATTGGTATGAAAGGTAATATAGATAGTATCAGCACTTAGGAACAATCCAAATTGTGTTAAGTCAAAGTCTTGATCACCTACGTTATAAACTCCACGAAGTTCGTAGATATCAGGATCATAAATTCTATCACGAGTTTCTAAAAACAACAAGTCTTGTATCTTAGTTTCGTTTAATATATCATCAGCTCTATAGTTAGGCTTGGTTGGATCATTGCTGGCACCCTGATCAGCTGGTTGTAAATATTTGTGGATCAACACGCCAGTACCGCCTACCAAAAATTGTTCTCGGATAAGTCTATCCATGAAATGGTAGTCGTTAGTTTTCTCAGGTTTCCACAGGCTTAGTCTTGGCATAGTAATACTATTTACCTATAACTTTTAATTGGCTATACGGAGAAAATTCTGGTTTAATTGACACAAATTGAAGTCTATAGTATAATACACTATACACACAAATTGGAGTGGTTATGATGGAATATGATGTGGACGCCGACAGTCCAAAAATTAAAAAGTTTTTGGATACGTTGATGCCGTCATTTATTAAACAGCTGGGACTGGTTAACAGCAAACGAGCGGTTCTAGTAAAAGTCACCAAAGACTTGGAAGATGATTTTCAAGGTGCTACAATGAACATAGAAATAGCAGACTGCATGATGATCCTGCTTAAACCACCAAAACGTCTTACTCCATTTACAATGATGGAAATGGCCAGTACTTTAGCACACGAAATGGTGCATGTTAAACAGTTGGCCAAAGGACAAATGAGATTCCTCCCAAATGAAGCTAGAATTTGGAAAGGTAAACGCTACAGCAAAAAAACAAAGTATTTGGACATGCCTTGGGAAATTGACGCTTTCTCAAAACAGGAACTTCTGTTACGTAGGGCAATTGACACAAAATAGAAGTTAGTGTATAATTACATTTTTACTAGGAGCAAGTATGGCCACCAAAAAAGCAGTTAAACAAACAAGCACAGATAAATTGGCATGGCGCTTTGAGCCTCCAGCCAAAACAATCGTTTACCGAGAAGTAGATGTCAAGTATGTTGGCGAGGAGCCCACTTACCCCAGCATAGAAGAACAACAAGACTGGACCGATAGTGAGTACAAGACACAGGTCATGCGTACACTTAATTGGTATGCCCACACACAAGACAAAAAGAAAAGTGCAGAATGGCTAAGCCTATTCCTTGCACGAAATCCACGTCGCCAAAAAGTAGCAGACGCAGTTAAACGCGGCGACATTTGGCCCGGTACCACAGTTGGCTTTGCGCTAAGAGCAGGTCGTGTTGGATTAGCACTACGATTTGGCACACTACGCACATTGGTCAAACAACTTAAACAAGCAGACAAAGGAGTTGATACTTCTTCCCAAGTTGCAGAAGTTGCAGTAGATGACAAGCCAAAGTTTAACATACAAGAACGCATGGCAGAAAAGACGTCAGAGTTCTTGGGAGAACTAGAAGGTCGCTTTGATGACTTTATTGCAGAGTTCAAAGGCGAACCCAAACTAGTGGAGTTGATGACACAAATGAATGTGCCAGCAGTACAGGTTAAAACTGTAACAGAGTTTATCAGCAAAAAGATCTCAGAATTTGAAGAAGTTAACAACAGCAAAGATGCACAAGTATTAGAAGCATACAAGCATTTGGGCAAGCGCCAGATTACTTCCATGGTTAAATGGTGGGCACAGGCATTGTCAGATGCCAACAGTTACAATGTAGTTAAGAAAGCCAGCAAGGCTCCACGTAAAAAGAAAGCAGTACTGCCAGAAAAGGTAGTGGCTAAATTGAAATACGCAAAAGAATTTAAAGAACTGGCTCTTAAAAGTGCGGACCCAACTACAATTCTTACAGCACAGGAACTTTGGGTGTACAATACTAAGACACGCAAGTTGGGCATCTACATTGTAGACCAATATGCAGGTGCATTAACAGTTAAGAACAGTTCTATCCTAGGCTTTGATGCTACAGCAAGTGTGCAGAAAACTCTGCGTAAGCCAAAAGAACAACTTAAAGAGTTTGGTGCCAATGGTAAGCCTGCCGCTAAGAAATGGTTTAAAGGAATTAAGAGCACAGAGATCAAACTTAACGGACGAATAAGCACAGATGTAATCTTGTTAAAAGTTTATAAATGAAATATTTAATTTTAATTTTAACACTGGCATTAACTGCCTGCGGTGGCTCTTCGAGTACTCCACAATCTAATCCTTTACAAGAAGTGTTAGGAAAGCCTTTACCAGAGCAGCCAATGGCTCCCGTACCAACAGATCCATTTGCTCCGGTATTAAAAAAGCCAGGAGGTTAATATGAAATATATTACAGAATTATTTTTATCCCTGATAACCTTTTTTTCTCCTGCGGTCTATGCCACGGACACGTATAACCATGTAAACAATCAATTGATTATTCCGGCAGTAGTGTTGGGAGATACAATTTATCGTGACGTAGTTATTACAGTTGGCTCCATACTAACAGTGGGCGGCTCTAATTTAGATTCTAAGTATCCTGCAAAACCTGGCAATACAATGGATTCTTATGACCCGTATAAAAAT